CTATTCCGAATGGGTTTGTTTCACTGAAGTCTAAAATGTCATCAGCAAGTGTCTCAAAAGTGACAGCTTCAGAGTATTTAGGATCAGCAGTTGCTTGCTCATCATAACTATCTAGCACAATTGTAGCTCCAGACTCTGATCCGACTATTGATTCTCCAATAGAGAACGATCCAGTTGGGGACTTCAGTTTAACCCAACCTTCTTGTGCATCCCACTGTACCATGTTTGCAGTAGTACCAGTAACACTGCCAGTAACTGTTTCGGGAACTGTGAATGCTCCTGTAATTCCAGTTGGTGCAGCAGAAAATGTTACTGTTGCAGATGTATATCCAGAACCTGCATTTGTAATATCAACGACCTTAACACTCTTATAACCAGAACCACCATTGACTATATTAATAGCAGTCAATGTTCCATTGGTAAAAGTAGGAGTTAACGTTGCGTATCTGCCTGGACTATCAGGTGCACTAACAACTAAAGTTACTCTATCCTCGTCATAGTTTGCACCACCATCTACAATTTGTACAGATCTAATTTCACCTTCTTTTACTGTCGCTCTAATAGAAGCCGATGTTGTTGGAGATCCACCACTCAAAGTTACGTTAGCAAGATATGCAGTTGCAGTTGCACCTGTTCCATCTCCACCAATAGTAACTGTAGGTGCTTCATTATATTTGGTACCATTATTACTGATGAATATATTACTAATTGCACCACCAGTTGACACAGGATCTGCAGTTACAAGTGCACGTTCTGGATAACCACCTGCTGTTAGTCCTTCGCCAAATATGTCGTAACTACCATTGTTATAATATTGATCAGTAGGTTCATATTTGAATTCCCCTTCAGTAACTTTAACAACTAGAGTATTGCCACTAAAACTTTGAACTATACCCCTTGCATTTACTTCTTCTACCATAGGACCTAAAGAGACTATGAACTTTTGATAAATTTCTTCGCCTACGGAAAAAGGACCTATGACAGTTGCTTCACCATCTAAAACTTGACCAGGCAATTGTGATGGTTCTGCTACTGTTAAAGTTGTAATTTTATCATTTGTTACAGCACTACCAGTAGCAGTAACACCATTAACAGGTAGATAATAATGCTTGACAGTGTAACCGTAATCCACGAGTTCCTCATCACTATCAAATATATCTCCTTGCTCATCACTGTACTCGAATAGTTCAGCTTTCAGTTTGTACACATAACCTTTACCTAACTGATAGAAAGGTTCTTCATGTTCTACAAATTTTATCTCAAAGTAATTACTTGTTATTGGGAAATAAATTAAGTCGCCTTCTTGTGGTCTTTCAGGTGCTTGATAGTTTGTATCTAATAAAAGAAATTGAGATATAAGATCACTAAATCTTTGCTGAGATATAACCATAGTTATCTCATCTTGTTGTGCTACACCAAACTTAGTAAGTAAATCACCAGCACCTTGGAACCCTTCTGGATTTTCTAGGTATGCTTCTATAATATATCCATCATTAAACTCACCAATTACTTCTTCATTGAATACACCATCCTTTTGTATAATTTCTCTAGGGCAATAAATTATATCCATCCCAAACATTTTGAGATGCTCTTCTACTAGATTCTGTAATAGGAACTGCTCGTTCCTAGTACCATGTGTAAAGTAAGTGTTTCTAGCCATTAGCCAATCATATCCATAGGCATGGTTTCATAAACCGTTAACATTTCGTCTTCTAGTTTTTGTACCATTTCTTTACCTTCATTGTATATAAACTCACCATTCATTGTAATTCCACCAGGTAACTGTGTTCCTTGAAATTTAATTAAGTTTGCTCCCCACTGTCTTTTAATTAGTGCAGTTACATATCTCTTTACCCAGATGTCATTATATACTGCTGTGTCTGCAGTTGGATCTACAGCACGATAACATTCTAGAACTAGGAAATCATCTGTATTAACATCAGTCTTCCAGTCTAGATCTAAGTATAGTTTATTTCCTCTTAGTTGGAATCTAGTTTGCTTCTGACCTTCTAGTAAAAAGTATATGTCTTCCAATCTACGATTGACCATTTCATAGGTCAAGATTTCTGTGTTAGTTAGATCCCATAGATCATTCAATCTCCACTGATACCTAACATCAAATAAGTTAGTTACGTTTTTAGATACAAATGGGAATACTTTAATGACACTAGTGATATGCTCAGGCATTTTCACATAGTTGTTTTGCTCTAGATAATCAACAGCAAGAGCATTAGATGTACCAGCTGCAATAGTAGTGGTAGTATCAGTGACCATGTTTTCACGCATGGCTTCACTCCACTTAATTTTTACGTGGGTTCTAATATATCCATCACTGTTTCTTTCATTATAAAATTGGATAGCATCATCTATTAGATCATCTATCTGATCATCTTCTATGTTTATTTCTAGGACTGGTGCACCGTTTTGACGTAGTGCATAATCTATTAGTCCCTGTCGTGTTGAAGCTTTAGCCATGTTAGATAGGATTGACGTTGAATCTTATTCTTACATAATATGTAGTGTTAGCACTAAGGTTAACAGCACCAGGTAGGACATAAGATGTTAAGTTTGTTGAGTTACCAAGAGATTGGTGAACAATAGTTGCAAATGTATTTGTAGGTGAGAACTGCCAATCACTAGATGAATGCTGATATCCAGTCTTCATCGCAATAGGATCAACATTAATCGTTGGGTTAAAGGCAGGTGTTATTGTTTGAATATCTGGTTGGTCAACAAGAGGAGTAGAGAAACTTACTGCTGCTGTATAAGAACTTTCTAATCCATTATTATCTCTAAACTTAACCTGTACAGAATATGTAACATCAAAATCTAAAGTACCACTTGGCACAGTAAAGGATGTTAGATTACCAGTATCACCATTTACAAATGTACCAGCTGTATCATATACAGTTACGTTGTCTGCAACTCTTCTGATTCTCCAGAAAGTAGAGAAGTGTGTTTGATTTGCATACTCTTGAACAAATGCTGAAGTAGTAATTACTGGTTGTCTTGAAAGAGTTTTGCTAGTATCAGTATCAATAAATGGTGTTACTGATGATGGTGCAGATACAAACTCAGATTCATTAACAGTTAATGTAGCAGCATCTGATGTAACTGATGTGGCAGCTGCATTAGATAATACACAACGGAATTGTTCTGATGGAGTTGTTGGATAAGTTGTTACAGGTGTAGTATATGTTGCTGAATTTGCACCAGCAATAGCACTAAAGTTTACACCACTATTAGTTGATTTCTGCCACTGATAGGATATAGTGTCACTTGTTATAGAAGCAACAATATTAAATGTTGCAGTGCCACCCTCAATAACAGCTTGCGACTGAGGTTGAGTTGAAATACTAATAACACGTAGAACAGTTAATAGTGCAAAGGTAGATGTTTCTGTTGCTGCTGCTCCAACCAAAGAAACAACACAACGATAACGATCATCTGCATCATCTGCATATACTAAAGTTGGTGTTGTGTATGACGCACTTGTTGCACCTCCCACAGGAGCATAGTTACTTCCTCCATCATCAGATCTTTCCCACTGATAAGTTGGTGTGCCACTACTTGTAGATGCAGTTACCGTAAATGTTGCAGTGCCACCTTCATTGGCAGTTGCGTTTGATGGGTCTGCTGTAATAGAGAATGTTCTTAAAACTGTAAGAGTTACAGCATTTGTTGTAGCTGGAGCAGATGCACCAACTGCATTAATAATACAACGATATTGATCATCGTGATCAACAGCATATGTCAATCCACCAGTTGTATAAGATGCTGAAGTTGCACCACCAATTGTACTCCAGTTAACACCACCGTTATCTGATTTTTCCCACTGGTATGTTACTGAAGGTTCATGTGAAGATTGACCTTCAAATCCTCCACCTCCACCACCAGTAGGTGTGTCAAAAGATTCAACATCGAAAGAAGATGATGCAGCGTTACCTCCAACAGGTGACATTGTAACTCCACCCAAACAAGTAAAGGTCGCAGTTTGTGTTTCATTAACTGTTTGAGGTGTTGGTTGAGATGATACAACAACAGTTACAGTTTCAATCTGTAATGTAGCAGCATTAGATGGTATAGTAGTTGCACCCGCACATGAAAGTAAACAACGATATTGATGTTCATCTTCTGTTGTGGTTAATGTACCAGTAGTGTACGTTGATGTAGTACCACCAGAACCTGTAGAAACATTAGACCATGAAGCACCACCTGTAATAGATACTTGCCACTGGAATGTAATATCACCAGGATCAGAATCAGATGTAGTAGCAGAGACACCAAATGATACGGTTCCACCAACAGCACCAGTTGTGTTAGTTGGTTGTGCTGTAATATTAATAGTTCTTTGTATTAATGCTCTTGCAGTACTGGAAGTTAAATTTGCAGCACCTGTAGCAGATAAGACGCATCGGTAGTAGTCACCATAATCATTGTCATAAGTTGTAGATCCAGTATTATATGTTGCACTAGTAGCACCACCTACATTTGAAAAACTGATACCATCATTATTCTCAGACTTTTCCCATTGATAACTGATAGTAGCACTATCTAAAGTACTTGCAACAACAGCAAAGGTTGCAGTTGCAGGTGCTACAGGATTAGAATCTGTTGGTTGGTTACTAATAGTAATAACACGGAATACAGTTAATGTAACAGCATTAGTATATGATGGAGTTACCGCAGTACTTGTGTTTAACTTACAACGATATTGATAACTGTTTTTTGCAAAATCATCGTCTACAGTTAATGTGTTTGTAGTTGCTCCACTATATCCACCACCATTAGATACAGGTGACCAACCCACACCACCATTTGTTGATACTTCCCATTCAAATAAAATTGTAGATCCATCAGAACTTGTACCTGCAACAGGACCAAAACTAGCACTATTACCAGAACCTGCTTCAACACTTGCAGAACTTGGTTGCCCAGTTACAGTAACAAGAACACCAGTTCCTGTTGTTGTGAATGAATATGCTCTTGAATTTCCTGTTATGTTTTCAATAACAGTGAAGTTAAATGTTGTATCTAGATAATCTGAAGTTACTGTTCCATTTAAAAAACCTGTTGCAGCATCTACTCCTAATCCAGATGCACCAATAGAATCACCAGTTAATGTATATGATTCAAATGTTGGTTCATTTGCAAAGGTAGTTCCACTTAATCCTAAGTCAACATTTACACTAGCACCATTTGCATAAGTTCCTAATGAACCAGCTGAAGTTGTCCAAGATACATTAGTATCAACAAATGGGAAGAACGCCCCACGCTTTGTTGTTATTGAAGAACCAGTTGCATCATATTTAAAATCAACTCCACTATCTACTGGATAGTAGACTACATTAGTATATGTACCAGTACCTGCAGCTTCTTGTGTATCTGTTTGAGATCTTAATTGAGTGGATGTAGAAACAACACCATCAATACTTTCATGTGTTTTTGATTCAGGATCTATCAATGCCAAATAGTTTCCGCTACCACCACCTGTAGTACCTGAAGTAGCATTAGAAGTATTTTGTAAAGTTATAGTATTATTAACAGCACTCTCTGCTTGAATAGTTAACCAACCACTTTGAGATAATGCAGATACATCTATGCCACCAACAGTAACACCACCAGAACCACCAGGTGCAGCTGAAACTGTGATAGTTCCATTCATTGCATTGTGATTAGAACACTGATAATAATATGTTCCTACTGTATTTGGTGTCCATGATACTGTTGCAGTTCCTGTAGATCCTTGTCCAGTAGCAGCTGGTGTAGTTACCTGATTAGTAGTTCCAGTTCCCTGTACTGACTTGAGATAAAATGGATGAGAACCACTAACAGATGATAAGTTAAAATTGATAGTGTCTCCAACATATACAGTAACACCTACGTTGTTTCCACTCACCGCACCATTTCTATCAGTTCCACTTAAGGTATAGTAAGAGAATGAGGGTGCTGTAGTTGTTATATTATATGTTGCAGAAGCAGTTCCACCAGCACCTGCAGTTGAACCTGTAGTTCTTAACTGACATTTTTTACCCACATTACCTATGAAGTGTGAGTTGTCTGCAGGATCAAATTTAACTATAAGGAATGCAGATCCATTAGAAGTCTCATATGGATTATCAATTAATCTTCTATCATCAATACTATTAGTAGGATAGGAGGATACAGCACCTCTGGTTATATCTCCAGTAGATCCACCCGTTCTAATAAATGTTTTGGCAAGACCAGGTAAATTATTTGTACTTAAAGTATATCCATTCTTTCCAGCCCAAGATGCTACAATACCTGCCACAATAGGACCTGAGAATGATGTACCTGCAATAGTCTGATAGTTTGTTGTATTATTATATGGAGTATTTGCAGTCCAATCATAAGCTGGTGTAAGAATTCTAGAACCTGGTGCTACTGTAGTTACGCCATTACCATAGTTGGAAAAGTCTGCCCACCTATCATTATATTCAGATGCACCAACGGATATTTTATCTTGGTTTGTATCTACATTGTTAATACCACCTGAAGGGTTATCTGAATAACCAGCAGTTCTAGTACCTGCAATACACTTACCAACTATAGGACCTGCAAATTGATCACTACTATTCTTGAAACCATTACCAGCTGATCTGACTACAATTAGATTATTAGTACTAGTAATAGTACCTTCGATGTCATCTAGGATTTCCTCATCAGTTCCACTGTCACTACCAGAATCATTCAATTCAACATATGGATATGTTGCTGTTGGAATGGTAGGTCCGAATGATGAGTTAATAATAGCTGGACGATTATTACCTTTATAATTACCATTGCCACTATCATTATGATCTATAACTGCCTGATAAGCACCTAGTATATCACTATAACTGCCTGACAAATTACTATTAAAGCACTTAAGTGCATATATCTTGGCGTTCTTACATATCCCAGCTGTTCTCCCAGCCGCGAGAATAGCACAATATGTACCATGTCCATTATCATCTTCGTTAGTACTATAAGGACTTGTATATCCAGTTACCTCATATACCCTATAGTTCTGTTGCTCTGAAGCACCGTTTAAATCAGATACGAAGTCTGGATCATACAGTTCAGGATGAAGAGCAGCGTTGTTACCAGTTGGTCTACTTGCTCCACGAACACCTGAGTCAAGTACATATATGTCTACACCATCTCCATCTGAGTTTGTACTTTGACTGAATTGTCTGTTTAAATATTGTCTGTCTTGCTTTGTAATTCTATCTAAATGCCAGTAATCATGTACGTTAATTGTACCAAACCTGTCTGGAACTGTACCATATCGTCCCATACCAGGATGAGCAGTACAATAATAATAAAGAATAGTTGGTGTAGTAGATCCAATAACTATCTCAGTTTGTCCATCTGTACCAGGTGATCCTGTTGCTGTTACTCCAGTAGTCATCTCAGTACCACCAGTAGTATGTGTACCGTCTGGAGTTAATGAAAATCTTAATGGATGACCATTATTGGAAGTATCAGACTGATCAAAGATGTATGTTGCACCTTGCACAAAACCAGTTTGGTTATTAAATCTCGAATATGTACCACCTGAACTTGCTGAGAATGTATAGTAGTTAGCACCACCTATATTTTGAACCTTTACATATATTGTACCAGTACCACTTCCTGTTATATTTCTAGTATTTGAAGTTACGTTTGATTCACCAGTAGTATTTAATTGGGTAGATCCACTTGTACTAATATGCAAAGCACCAGTATCTACTGGATCGCAAGAAAACTTATCTTCATCCCATGTGACTTTTTTAACAACCGATAAAGCTCTTAACCTTTCGATCATCCCATCTGTATATTTCTCTGGGCAATCAAAAGTTATTATTGAAAAACTTCTATAGGATGCAACATATGTTAAGTAACCGTAGATGTTTAGGATGCCCGCAGTAGCAGAATCCAAACTATATCCTTTAGCTACACTGACGACTACACGCTTCATTCTAATTTGGCACTATTATCCTTCAGATCTATTTAGCCCAAATCCTATACGCAAAAAAATACCCGAAAAATTTTTTCGGGTTATTTGGAATCAAAAAGTTAATTTTAGATTTATGTGTTACCGTCTCCTGCTTTTGCGAGTAACTTCTGAACTTCACCTTCAGATATTTGTTTACCCATTCTTTCCACAGGTTTGCAGAACTTTATATCGTGTTTTTCGTCAAACACAAATTTAGTTCTGAGATGTGTCTTATCTCTTTCTACTATTAAATGATAGGAATGTCCATAAACATTAGAGGTAAATCCGAGTGCTACAATGGGTCTACCTTCATATAGGTCTCCTACTTTATATGGGCAAGTTTCTGCAGTTCCATCAAATTTAATATGGAACTGCCTAGAATTTACGTGTTCTTGCTGCCTTAATTCACTTGACTTCTTCAGTGGCATCTTCTTCTGGTTTCTTGAGTGTCATATTAAGTGCTTCAATCGCACCTTCCAATCTCAACACCTGTTCTTTACGAGTGCCTAGTTGTTTTTCCAGTTCGACGATTGTTGCTTTCTGTTCTTTTAGTTGGTCAGTAAACTCTTTGACCATTACTTCAGCGTCCATAGTTTAGAATTACGAGAGTTATAGTATATATTATATCACGCTTGGTATTTAATGACAACCAAGCCACCACCACCTTGTCCACCAGATGCGTTTGGAGAGTTGTTACAGTCACCAGCAGCACCGCCACCGCCACCTGCGAATCCTCCTCCACCACCAGCGTTCCATCTTCTAGAACCTAGTGTACCTCTGTTACCACCTGTAGCATTAGCGTTAGGACTTCCACCATTATCTGCTTGGAACTGACTT